ACGTCCCTTCATTGCAAAGGGCGACCATTCAACTGACCACCGCTAATGCGTCGCGCCGGGACTTGGCGCGGACCTTGGCGCCAGCGGACAGGGCGTTGCGTTTCTGGATCGCTTTCTTGAGATAGCGTTCGAGCGAGCTCAGGTTCTTGTGGCCGGTGATCGCCATGATCTCGTAGTGATCGCATCCGGCCTCGTAGAGCATGCAGGCGCAGGTCGCGCGCAGGCCGTGCGGCTGGAATTGCCCGGCATAGCCGATGCGCTTGAGCAGGGCGGTCAACGCCTTGCTCAAGGTGTCGCGGCCGGCGTAGCGCTCGCCCCATGCCGACGAGATGATGTATTGGCCGGTGCGCGGCGTCGCCTCGAGGATTGCCTTGAGCTCGTCGAACACCGGGATGATGGCGGCGGCTTTCGTCTTGTCCTGGCGCCATACCTCGATCAGCTCGCCGTTATAGTGATCCCATTGCATGTCGACGACGTCGCTGCCGCGCTGGCCGGTATAGGTGTAGAGGCCTAGGATCAGCCGCTCGCGGTCGTTCGCCTCTTTGAACGCGCGATTGAGGACGTGATCGGGCCATGGGTCGTAATTATCGCCTTCGTGCACGCGCTCGATGTCGTCGGCCGGGTTCGAGCCGAGGCGGAGCACGACCTTGTACGTGTTCCACAAGAGCCGGATCATACCGACCACGTCATCGGCGAACGAGGTTCGGCCGCGACCATCCTTGGCCTTCGATTTCGCGATCTTGTCCCGCAGCTCGGCGACGTCGGCCGACAGCGTCGTTTCCATGCGCGATGTCGCGAGCGCATCCTTGATGGTGTCGAGCTGGCGGATGTAGTTGTCTTTCGTCTTGGCCGCTTTTTTCTCGAACTGCGGGCTGCCGCGATATTGCTCGACGGCCCACGACCATGTGCCTTTGAAATCGATCACCGTTGCGGGCTCGTCCTTTGGCGACCGGCCGGCGGCAATTCGCCTGAGCCGTTCGGTATAGAATTCCATGAAGTCTAGTGTATGTGGCACGGCAGGCCGCGGCATCGTCACCGCATCGCCCCGATACTCGAATCGCGCATACCAATGGCCCTTGGCGCACTTGTAATGCACGAAATCCAGATCCTTGAACGGATATTTCACTTTGGATTCCATTTTTCGACCGCGGCGCGGGCGCTTGTCGGATCGAACTGCGTCGCCTGCTCGCGATTGATCCGCCACTGATCGGCGGCCACGTCGAGATCGACGCGATCCCATAGTGTCATGCCGCCCATCTTGATCGGCTGCGGCATCGTCCCGTCGCTGACCATCTTCAGGAACTGCGACGTGCTCATCGCCATGTAGGCCGCTGCCCGATCCGCCCGCATCATTCGCGGCGGATAGGCAATGGTGTCGGCGAGCTTGCGATCGGGGATCGTGGTCATTTGTCATGCCTGCAATATAGGACAAATCGGCCCATTTCCGAAGCGGGGCAAGCCGTACGGGATAGTACGGACGGGCCCCGGTTTTCTCATCGTGCAGCCTTCCGTTTCGGCCGCCCGGGCTCGTCGAAATGGCGGCTGATGTCGTCGAGGGCGTGGTTGAGGATGGCGATTGCCTCGCTCAATTCCGCGCGGGCGATTGCCGGGCGCTTGATCGGGTTGACATTGCGGAGCTTGCCCACGGCCATGCCGATGCGCCGATAGGCCGATTCCAATTCCGTGGCGTTGCTCATCCTTTCATCCCCGCGTTATCATTGCGCTGTCTGTGTCCACCCGGGATGGCCCTTGGGGCCGAACATCTCTTTTTCGGATACCGGTATGAGCCGCTGCACGAGCGCGATGTGATCGGTTAACAGCTGTGCGCGCAGCAGCGGATGGAGGCCGGCAACCCATATCGAAAGCAGCTCGGCGAGGATGGCGGATTGGGCGCGCGGATCACGGCCGGCGAGGATGGCGCGGATCTGGCGCGACGTCCGTTCCATTTCGCCGATATCGATCATAGGCGCCCGTCCTCCACTGATGCATTGAGATCGATGATATCGGCGGCGACCGCGTTGGGATGCTTGCCGAAAAGATCGGCAACGAATCGCACGATGATCCAGCCCGAGATGCGGGCGATCTCGAGGTCGCGCCGGTGCCCGCCTCCGCCGCCGCGGTTGTGCACGATCCAGGCGATCGCCTGCGCGTAATCCGGCCTCATGGGAATGCCGCGGTCACAGCAGATCCCCGGGCAGCGGCTCGCCGGCCCATCCGGCCGCCCATGCGGCGGCCTCACGCGAGCGCGCCGGATCGCGCAGCTCGCCAGGCACGGCCTTGCGCGCCAGGCCGGCGGCGCGGGCCTCCTTACCGCGCTCGTAGGCAATGGCGATCGGGTCGGCAGCGGCAGAGGCGCGGTCGGGTGGGGATTCCCGCTCAGTCCCCGTGCCGTCCGCGCCCTGCTCGCCGTCCGCCGTGGACGAGGGACGAGGGGCGTTGCCCGCGGCGGAACTATCGATCGGCGGAAACATCTCGTCGGCCGTCGCCATCCCGTCGGCGATCGCCCGCATCATGGCGACGACCCGCGCGATATCGGGCGCGAGCCAATCCTTGGCCGCTCGGCCGACGACCCGCTCGACGCGATGCAGATCGACGGGAATCTTCGCGATGCCTTGCACCGTCCGCTCGCGCCAGGCGCCGATGTCCTTGCCGATCTTCTCGACAAGCGAGTTGCGCGCCTGCTCGAATGCATAATCGGCGTAGATCTGCAGGCTATTGACGATGCAATTTCGGATCGCCTTCGATTGGCCGATCTGATAGGCGATGTCGAGCTGTCGGTCGGCATCCTTGGTTTTCATTGAGCTTTGCGATTTGCGTTGTCGGAATGCGCGTTCCATTGAAAAGCCGGTCTCGATGTCGGTAAACCGCGCATAGAAAACCCATGCATCGCCAACGTCGATCTCGCGAACCTCGTTTATGTTGTTGCCGAAGATGCGGGCGACATCGTTTGCGAGCTTGATCGACGGTCCTTCGATCCAATCCTGGCCGCCGTCTTTCGTTTTGACCGGGAAGCGATATAGCCAATCGCTGCCGGCCGCCGCGCCGATCGCCGCGAGCTTTTGCAGGATCTTTTGCTCGTCGCGGTAAACGGCGACCGGCTGCGCGCCGATAATCCGCTCGGCAAGCCCGGTCGTCGGCCGCACGAGTGCATGGCCGCCCGGCAACGGCTGATGTGGCTGCGCGCCGGCGTTAGCCAACTCGGCGAGGTCGCGGTTGCGGTCACTGAGTTCGTTCATGGGTCTGTGCTCCCTGCTTCATCCGGTTTGCGGTGACGGTCGCGCTTCGGTGAAAGTGAAATTGCCCACTCTACGGCCGTAAATGACGGCAGATCGTTCGATGTGCCGCGGGCGACTTTTTCCATCTTGCGCCGAGTGGTTTTCGACAATCCTTCCATCGCGAGCTCGCGTTGGATGCATGTCACGCTAAAGGCGACCTGTTGATCGATATCGAGTGATGACAATTCGACCACATCGGCTTGCTGGCCCCCGCGCACAAGCTTATTGCGCGCGCCATTGAGCCACCATGACGGCAGCCGTTCCGCGATTTCGGCGTCGGTGAGCCGGCGCAAGCCGACGCCAGGCCTGATGCACGTCCACACGGCATTGTGGTCACGCTGCAAGATAAAGCGGCAATAACTCGATCGCTTCGCGTCGACCTTGTCGCCGATCAGGCGCGACAGCTCGGCATAGGTCACCTCCATACCTTTCTCGATCGCACGCAGATAATTCACGAGTTGTTTTGTCTGCTCGGACAGCTCGAATGGTTTCGGCATCGTCATGGATCAATCCTTTGCGTTGCGTCGCGAAGCGCAGCGGTGAGCTGCGATGCGGAGCGAGGCGGTGCGGGGCGCCGAGGCGCGCTGTGGAGCGAGGCGATGATGGGCGAAGAGGCGTGAGGCGAAGCGGTGCGAGGCGGTGCGCCGCCGCGCGATGTGTTGCAAAGCGGAGCGGGGCGGGGCGATGCGTGGCGGCGAGAAGCGAAGCGCCGCGGAGCGATGCGCTGCGGCGCGTGGCAACGTGTGGCGCAGCGTCGCGAAGTGTGGAGACGAGGGCGCGGCGAAGCTCGGCATTAAAGTTGCAGATCTTTCCATTCAAATTTTGTTGCCCGGAATCTTCCGTTCGTCCCGCCGTTCTCGGCGCGAAATCTACCGATACCGACGATGACCCCGCTGGCCTTGACGTGTTGCTCGAAAATTTCCGGCGTGATCACGTCATCCAGAATCGTAAATTCAGCGACGCCGTGCCACTTGGGAAAGACTGGGAAGCGACGCGGCACGCGCGATCCTGACCCACGTCGCCCATCCGCGTTGGCGCTAATGGTTATACACTCGGCATTCCCTGGCGCGATTGGCTTGCCGTTTGAGATCGGCACATCATGATCACAGAAAAAGCCGGATGCCATAAAGTTCTTGAACGTCGCGCCGCGCCGACCGGGTACCTTCACGCCCAGTTTGTAAGCGGCGGTGTCGATGCATTGCTTTAGTGCCATCGCTGGAATGCACACCTGATTGTCCTTATTGACGGTGCATTTCGATAGCCATGTTCTGATGTCGTGATCCTCGTGCGATTCCCTATCGAGAAAAGGTTGATCGTGCTTGGCGGATTGCGAGTAGGGCGAACCCGGGATCGATTCAAGATGTACTTTGACGTGACGCATTGGCTAAGTCCTCCTTTTATGCGGCGCGATGCGCTGCGTGGTGATGCGTTGAGCTGCGGGGCGGAGCGCAGAGCTGCGGTGTGCCGCAAAGCGGCGCGGGGCGATGCGGCGAGACGAGGTGCGGAGCGGGGCGGGGCGAGGCGGTGCGATGCGGGGCGGGGCGAGGCGGTGCGATGCGGGGCGCAAGAAATACCACAAACGAAATCGTTGCGTGGCGTTGCGGTGGATCGCGATGAGTCGCGGTGCGCCACGTCGAGTCGCGGAGCGGGGCGTAGCGAGGCAAAGCGTTGAGATGCGAAAGCGTCAGGTAATCGCTCATGTGTCCACACTTCTGTTCTGGATTCTAAGGACGCGGAAGCTCGCCGCCTCAACGGTGTATGCCTTGCGGTGCTGCAGCTTCCACGAAAGCCGCCGTCCGTCTGCCAGGCGGGCGTAGGTATGCTCGCCGAGCTTGGCGCACAATTCGGTCTTGAGTGACTTCTCTATATCTTGCATGCGCCTGATCGAAGCCTGCACTTCCGTTAGTTCCTCGACGGCCGTAGCCACGCGGTTATTGGACGACAGATCGATCTGACTTCCGTCGTCAAATGGAAACAGCAATTTGACGAGCCCCTCGTCGCGCAGCGGTTGGAAATCTGGCATGACGTCGCGATCGATGTGTTTCTGCAGGAAAGCATGCGCGTGATAACGGATGCGGTCCTCGAGCAGGTCATCGCGCTCGATATCGAAAATGCGAAACGTCCACTGATATTCACCGGTAACGAGGGCGGCGACGATTGCCCATTGGCAACGATCTTCAAGCATCAATTCGGTAGCGCACTGTATGCGGATCGGCGCCGGCACGGTTGCCGATCCATGTTCGAGCGAGTCATCGGAATCATCGAGCCACTTCGCGCGGAATACCGCCGGCGCGACAGTTTTCGCTTGAACGAGTCCGGGGCCATCGCGATCGGGCGCGGTGCAATAGCCATCCGGTGTCGCGCCAATCCTCAAGTCGGGATCGACGATATAAACCCGCGCCCGCACGACCTTCCATTCGGGGCGCTCGTCGGCGAGTGCTTGAAATACCGCGGCCTCGCCCCATCGGCCGCGACGCAACACGCCGCTATCGACATCGGGCACGAGTCCTTTCTTTTTTGCGTACAACTCGGCGAGCGACCCATAGCCGGCCTCGCCGCAGACGACTGGCATCTCGGAGGCGTTGACGTATTTGCGCCGCGCCTCGAGCCAAGCATCGCGGTCGTCGGAAAGCGGGATCCGCTCGATCGGCATGGGGCGACCCTCGTCGGCCGCAGGCTGCGGCCGGAATCCGATTCCGAAGGATGGTGTCCGTCAGCGATGCCGATCCCAGAAGCCCAAAACCTTCCAATGTCGTCCAATGTTATCCAATGGATGCTTTGGCTAGGTTATTGAACGCGCAAGCGGATTAGCATCATGGAAAACTATGGACCGAAATCGAAAATCGTCAACAACTTTTTGTCGGCCGCATGATGCCCAAATGTGGCGAAGTATCGCGGAACGGCAAAGTTATATCGATGTAATCGGCATTCACTTGCGGCGCCGGTATCGTAATAAAATACTTTTGCGCCATCGGGCCGAGGCTTGATTGACGGCATCGATCGGCGCATTGTGAGTGTCACTCCCGCACACTGACGTTTTTTGACATCCCCCGCGCACCGCATCCCAGCGGCGCCGGCAACATCGGGCTTGATCATGGACACGCTATCGAACGGATTCCGTGCCGAACAATTGAAAAGCTACCTCGACGAGATCGACGCCGCCGACGACGAGCTCGCGTCACTCAAGGGCGACTACATGCAGAAATGCAAGCGCCCGCGCGGCCGGGTCAAGGAAACGATCGCGACCGCGAAAGATGCCGGGATCAACACCAAGGCATTGCGCGCTGTTATCGCCGATCACCGGGCGAAGCGAAAGCAGGAACGCCGGGTCGCCGACATGGAAGCCGACGACGCCGACGATTATGCCGCGATGCAGGACGCCCTCGGCGCCTTCGGCGATACCGAGCTCGGCCGGGCCGCGCTCGACAAGGCCAAGCGGCGCGGCGAGGAGACGCTCGCCGGATTGTCTTAATACATCTGCGCGAGGCGACCATGCCGGCGCGCGTTTGCGAGGCGTGCGGTCAGCCGTTGCCCGATCGTCGGCTCGGCGTCCGCATGTCGCCATTCAAGGCGCGGCTATTCGACATCGTCGAGCGCGCCGGGCTCGACGGCATCGCCAGCGACGATCTGTTTTCGGTTCTGTTCGCCGATCGCGGCGTGACCCGAAAATCCATGCGCGCTCACATCTGGCAGATCAACGACGCCCTCGCCGATACCGGCTACCGGATCAGGTGGCGCGGTGAATACCGGCTCGAGCGGATCGAGGAAGCAGGACAATGAGGCGCAGAAGAAAAGCGCCGCATAAAAACACCGTGCGCCTTGCCCGGTTGCTTGAGAATGGAATTTGCATCCTGAGCATGGAGGGATTCGAGATCTTTAAGGGAATGCCGGCGTTTGAGAAGCGAATAAAGACGAGCACCGCGCCGCCCCGTTTCATCATTACCCATTATCCGCTCGCGTCGCTTTATGGAACGCCGGGATTCAAGGAAGCTTTCATCCATTGCGACAGGGTGGGCGATTTTATTTTTGAAGCTAAATATCAAAATGGAAGCGGCTCGGTTGATGAAAAGTGTCCGTATCTTTGGGAATGCTTTTCCGCGTCGACCGTCCCGAATTGGATCGTATGGTTCGACGGGAATTGGTTTGAGAAGAATCCGCGCGGCATCGCTGCCGTTCAATGGCTAAAGACGCGCGCCGCCAATCATCCCATCGACGGTCGCGCCTTGCATGTCGTCAGCAGCAACGAGGCATTCGTCACCCTTGTCAAGCGATTGTTCAAGGGGCCGCCGGCATGAAATTTCGACCCGAGGCCGAGATCTGGCCAATCATGTCGGATGACCAGCTTAAGGCGCTCGCCGCCGATATCGACGCGCAGGGGCAACAATATCCGATCAGCGTTTTCAAGGGCGATATTCTTGACGGACGTAATCGTTGGCTTGCGATGACGAAATATGGCGCGCGAGGACTAAAGCCGCGATTTGAAACAGTCGCGCCGGATTCACCGATCGCTTTCGTCATCAGCCGCAACGAAAAACGCCGGCATCTCAATGACAGTCAACGCGGCCTGGCCGCCGCCGCCGCGTTGCCGTTTTTCGAGGCCGAGGCACAACAACGAACCCGCGGCAAGAGCAAAATAGGTGGGCCAATTGGCCCACCTATTTCCAAGCATCGCGCCCGCGACGATGCGGCCACCGCGTTCGGCACATCACCGCGCAATGTGCAGCGTGGCAAGGCGGTGCGTAGCAAAGGATCAAAAAAGCTTAATGATGCCGTTGCCACCGGGCAGCTTTCGCTCGGCAAGGCTGAGCAGATCGTCAACACCTATCCCGATAAGCGCCGCCAAGATGAGCAGGTAGCCGTTGTCGCGAAAAGCAAGATGGTCACGCGCGTCAAGGGTCTTACCGGCGAGATCGAATGGTATACGCCGCGAAAATATCTTGATGCGGCCGTCGCGGTGATGGGCGCGATTGATCTCGACCCTGCGTCATCCGACGCGGCGCAAGCGCATGTCCGTGCCGCACGATATTTCACGCTAGAGACTGACGGCTTGGCGCAAACATGGTCCGGCCGCGTCTTTTTGAATCCGCCGTATGCGATGCCGTTCATCCGCGAATTTTCCGCCAAGATGGTCAATAGCTTTCTGAGTGGCAGCATGTCCGAGGGAATTTTACTTACCAACAATGCGACCGACACCGAATGGTTTCACAACGCGATGAGTGCATGCACCGCAGTTTGTTTCACGCGGGGCCGAATTGCGTTTCTGGAAGCGAGCAATGGGGAATTGGTTGAAAAGCCGTCGCCGACACATGGGCAAGCGTTTTTCTATTTCGGATCGCACCTGTCGTCGTTCGTGGAAGTCTTTTCGGCTTTCGGGGCGATCGTTTGTCCGTACAAGCGGCCATTGACTTTGCGCGAAGTCGCATGACCACGCCCGACATCCTGGCATTGGATCTCGCGACCGTTAGCGGCTTCGCTCGCGGCGTGGTCGGCGAGGCGCCGCGGGCGGCGGGCTCGATCCGGTTCGGCCGCGAGGATGCGAGCTCGCCGGCGGTGTTCGCCCATGCGCTGCAGTGGATCGCCGCCATGCTCGAGCCCAAGCCGCGGCCCGATGTCCTCATCCTCGAGGCTATGCTGCCGCCAGGCGCGGCCGCCGGCGCCACCAATCGCGACACCCGCAACCGGCTTGCCGGGCTGCACGGCATCATCCGCGGCGTTGCCCATCTGCGCGGGATCTACAACATCAGCGAGGCCTCGGTCGGCGACATCCGCGCGCATTTCATCGGTAGCCGGATATTGAAACGCAAGGCCGCCAAGGCCGAGGTGCTGATGCGCTGCCGCCAGCTCGGATGGCCGGCCAATGACGACAATGCCGCCGACGCCCTCGCGCTGTGGTCGTTCGCCTGCTCATTGATCGATCCGCAGCTCGCCGTCCGCCCGGTGCCGATGTTCAACACCAAATTGCGGATTGTGTCGTGAGCGTGGCGCTACTTTCACCGTTTCCATATTTCGGCGGCAAGCGCACGATTGCTGCTGATGTTTGGAAGTGGCTCGCTTTTCCGACCCAATATATCGAACCTTTCTGCGGTTCGGCGGCCGTTTTGCTCGCGGCGCCGAGGATCGCGCCACTCGAAGTTATAAATGACAGTTCGGGATTTATTGCGAATTTTTGGCGCGCGACAAAACATCAATATGCCGACGTGGCTAGATGGGCGGATTACCCAGTATCGCATATCGACCTCGGTGCAAGGCATATTTGGTTGATGGCGCAACGCGACAGGATCGGCGACGCTTTGCACGATCCTGATTGGCCTGGAGACGCCAAGGCCGCCGGCTGGTGGCTATGGGGCCAATGCTGCTGGATTGGATCAGGGTGGTGCGACTGGCATGGCCAAATCCCACATGCCAGCAATGCCGGAATGGGCGTTCAGGCCCTCGGCCAAATCCCACATGCCAGCGATGCCGGAATGGGCGAATTTGTCACATCTTGCGGACAAACCGCCTTTCGTTGGCTCTCGCGCGTTGCAAAACGTCTCGAGCGCGTGCGAATTGTGCATGGCGATTGGACACGGTGCCTCAATAATCATTTCGGTGGCCACGATACGGCTGTTTTTCTCGATCCGCCTTATCGCTCTTGTGAAACAGTTTATGGAAATATTGTTTCCATTGCTGATGCTGTCGAAATGTGGGCGCGCAAAAATGAGCACTTGAGAATCGCGCTTTGTGGCCATTACGGTGACTATCGTTTGCCCGGCTGGCATGAAGTTAAATGGTCGCGTCGACGGTTTACATATTCGGGAAATAAAACCACAGCTTTAGAATGCGTTTGGTATTCGCCGGCTTGTGATAGGCAGCCTATTCAAATGTCCTGGGATGACATGTGGCGCAAGCCATTCGATTGGGAAAAGCTCGAAAAGAAGCAATCATGACCGACGCCGAAACCGAAACCTATCCACCGGAATATCGCATAGGTATTTCGAGCCTGATGCGGGCGGTTGCGCTTGCGGTGACGATCGAGACAAAGCTTGTCGCGTTCAAATTGGCCGTCGGCGAGGCCTTTGTGCTCGCCCGGAAATACCGTATTTCCGAGCAGGACGTCGTCGACCTGTTCACCGATCTCGCCGTATCGACCGACTTAACCGAAAGCTATGGGCCGGATGTAATCGAGTCGATAATCGGCAATGCTCGAGCGCCGCAACCGAAACCTAACGGCCGCGGCGACGAGGAGCCACCGACATGGGAACCGCCGCAAATCAATGGCCACGATCCGAAACCACGGCGATCGGTCCCGCTGCACGTCAAAAACGGATTCCTCGGAGGATTCATGGCACCCGATTATCTCATCGACGGGATGCTGCAACGCCGGTTCGTCTATTCGCTCACCGGGCAGACCGGCCATGCGAAAACCGGCATCGCTCTCTTGCTCGCCGAGCTCGTCGCCTCGACCAATCGCAACGCCATGCTCGGCCGCCACAAGGTCGAAAAAGGCCGCGTCGTCTATTTCGTCGGCGAGAATCCCGACGACGTCCGCATGCGTATCATCGGCGCCGACGCCATGCGCAAGGATGGCAGCAGCCCCAACGACGATCAGATTTATTTTATGGTCGGCACATTCAGCATCTCGGACATGTACGCCGGGATCGCCAGCAATATCGAGCAGATCGGCGGCGCCGATTTCGTCATCATTGACACGTCGGCCGCCTATTTCCTCGGCAACGAGGAACTGTCGAATACCCAAATGGGCGCCCACGCCCGCATGCTGCGCCGGCTCACCGAGCTGCCCGGCGGCCCGTGCGTCCTGGTGCTCTGCCATCCGATCAAGCACGTGACAGAACCGAGCCAGCTGTTGCCGCGCGGCGGCGGCGCATTCCTCGCCGAGATGGACGGCAACCTGACCGCGTGGAAGCTCGACGATACGATGGTGCACCTGCATTACAACAAAATGCGCGGGCCCGGTTTCGAGCCAATGACGTTCCAGATCGAGCGAATCACGACGCCGAAGCTCACCGACAGCAAAGGCCGCATGATCCCGACCGTCCGACTCGCCCTGATCTCCGACAGCGACGAAAGCAGGCGGGGCGACAAGCGGGTCGAGGACGAGAATCGCGTCCTGGCCGAGTACCTCGCCGAACCGAACCTGTCCCTGGCCGATATCGCAAGCCGCCTCGGCTGGACCTTCGCCAACGGCGATCCGGCCAAGAGCCGAGTCCAGCGCATCGTCGAGCGGGTATCGAAGGCCAAGCCGCCGCTTTTGAAGCAACGCCGAAATGACAAGTACGAGCTCACCGAGCACGGAAAAACCGTTGCCCGCGCCGCCGCCCTGGAATTCGCCCAGATCGAGCGGCAACAATCTGAAAAAACACAACAAACAGCGTTGGAATTCTAACCTGATGAGCCGTACCAATGCCCACCGATACGGATTTTCTCACATCTTCGTCCTGTAGAAACCCCGTTGTACCGCATTTCGAACCGATCGATTCGCGATCGTGCGGTTTCGCTTCATCGCGTTGCCGCTACTCAAGAATCCCTTTGGTACGACACGGACGGTCGGCCCCACGGAATTCTCCCGAGGGATTCCGGTGGGGTGCCCGTACCGTACCAGGGTCTATCCCTAGAGTAGGGATTCTTAGAGTAAGCGGTCCGATGCGATGAGCGCGCCGAGCCACTTTTGGGCGGTCGCCGTCACCGTGACTCGGCGCGAAGGATATGCCGCCGATCAGCTCGAGCGCGCCGGATTCGACTCGTTCCTGCCCAAGATAAAAATACGCGCCGAAAATGGGAATTGGCGCGTCGAGCCGCTGTTCCCCGGATACCTGTTCGTCCGCATCGTCGAGCGCTGGTACTCGATCGCGTGGACCAACGGCGTCACGCGCTTGATCATGGCCGGCGATCAGCCCGCCCGCTGCCCGGATCAGGAAATCGACAAGATCCAGCATGCCATCGGCGGCAACGGCCTCGTGCGCCTGCCGCCCGCCAATCGGCCGGCCAAATGCCTCGAGGGCCAGCCGGTGCGAATATTGACCGGCTCGTTCCGTGGATTGACCGCGATCTATGTCGGAATGTCCGCTCGAGCACGCGAAACCGTCCTGCTCGACCTGCTCGGGCAAAAACAAGTCCGTGTCGAGCTCGCCGAGGACGATCGAATCACGCCAGCTCTTGCGTCTCCCCAAAATTCCGTGTACTAGCAAATCGCTCCCGCAAACTGGCCTAACGCATTGTTTTCTTGGTGGCCGTCTCGAAAAATCGAGATTCCGCCACGCGCAGCGCGCTTTTCCGCGTTCCACCGTTTAACGAGCCTCATCGCGACCCGAATGAGGCCCGGTCCCCCCGACGGTCCCGCGGAAACCCCGGGCACCGCGGCTCACGCCAAAGGCGATCAGCAAGCCCCGCCTTTTGCCCATCCGGCCGCGGTGCCCACTTAAAACCGGTTTGCGAGCCCCTCGGAGTGTGGCTGCATGCGTTTCTCGGGCTCGAGGCTATCCGGACATAGGGTCGGCCCATGAACGATCCTGAGCCTTCCCAGGGCCACGGCGCGGCCATCCGCTTTGCCCATCACAAACGGGGATGGCGTGACTGGTATCAACTCCAATCCTGGCGCAACCGAGCCAAGGCGCAGCTGCGCGAGCATCCGCTATGCGCCATCTGTCTCGCCGAGAGCCGCATCACGCCTGCCGTGCTGGCCGATCATGTGCAATCGCACCATGGTGATTGGAACAAGTTTCGACTCGGCAAACTTCAGTCGCTTTGCAGCCGTTGCCACAATAGCCGCAAGCGCCTCGAAGAGACGCTCGGTTTCAGTTCCGCCATCGGCCGCGACGGATGGCCGATCGATCCGCGCCATCCTGCAAACCGTGCATAGGGGCGGGGATGGGGGGGCCATGCCGAGTATCCCTTGCGCTCGATCTCTCATCTCTCGGGAATTCTTAGGGGTGGGGGGGCATTCGAAAATCGTTGGGCCCCAACGTCCGCGGCGCGTCCCCAATCGCGCGTTGGTGGCCTAGGCTTTCAGTCATAAAATTCAGAAAGCCATCCTAGATGGATTGGCCTGCCTATCAAATCGAGCGTCGGCCGCTTGCGGCATTGGTTCCGTATGCGAGAAACGCACGGACACATTCCGATGGGCAGATCGGCCAGATCGCGGCGTCGATCCGGGAGTGGGGATGGACGATGCCGGTTTTGATCGATGAGGCCGGGACGATCATCGCTGGCCATGGGCGCGTCTTAGCGGCCGCTCGGCTGGGAATCGATCAGGTGCCGGTTCTGATCGCTCGAGGATGGTCCGAGGCGCAGAAACGAGCTTACGTGATCGCCGACAACAAGCTGACCGACAATGCCGGATGGGACGAGGCATTGTTGCGATTGGAAGTTGGCGATCTTGCGAGCATGGGTTTTGATTTGCCGTTGATGGGATTCAGCGAGCAGGAAATCACCGCGTTCTCGATGGATGGCAATCCGGGTTTGATGGATCCGGATGAAGTCCCCGAGCTGCCAGCCGAACCGATCACGCGACGCGGCGACGTCTGGCAGCTCGGGCGCCATCGCATGATCTGCGGCGACGCGACAAATCCCGATGACGTCGTCATGGCGATCGCCGATCGAACCATCAATGTCGCGTTCACGTCGCCGCCTTATGCCGAGCAGCGCGAGTACGATCGATCGAGTGGGTTTGAGCTGGTCGCACCGAATGACTATGTGCGTTGGTTCAAGCCGGCGGCCGCCAACGTCGCGCGGCATATCGCTGCGGATGGCTCGTGGTTTATCAACATCAAGCCGTCGGTCGATGGCACCGACACATCGCTTTACGTGTTCGATCTAGTAATCGCCCATGTGCGCGAATGGGGATGGCATTTCGCTACCGAGTTTTGCTGGGAGCGCAATGGAGTTCCTAAAAGCGTAACGCAGCGGTTTAAGAACCAGTTTGAACCGATTTATCAGTTCACGCGCGGGCGGTGGAAAATGCGGCCCGACAAGGTGCGACACGAAAGTTACAACGTCCCGCGCGCTGGCGGCCCTGGTTCCGGCCAAACCAGTTGGGCAAATGCGCAAGAGACTACTTACGGCGTCTCCCATTCATTCGGCGCGGTCAAGAAGCGCCGCAATGGAACCTCGCGATTGATGTCCGACGTGCAAGGCTATTCTCGAGCGCCGGGCGAATTCATCGGACCTGGATTTGCCTATCCGGGCAATCGATTGCCGACGTTCTGCAGCACGCATTCCGCGCTCGGCCATGCGGCGGCGTTTCCGGTTGGATTGCCGAATTTTTTCTGCCGCGCATTCGCCGATGAAGGCGACATTATTTTCGATCCATTCTGTGGAACCGGCTCGACGCTTATCGCCGCCGAGCTGGCCTCCTGCATCGGCATCGGATGCGAGCTATCGCCGGCCTATGTCGATGTGACGATCGAGCGCTGGCAGAATTTCACCGGCGAAAAAGCGAAAAGGGAATCTTGATAATGGCGCGACCGCGTCCGACGCCAACGCATCTCAAGGTGCTGCGCGGCAATCCTGGCCATCAAAAAATAAACAAAGACGAGATCGAGCCAGCGATCTTGCCGGAAATCCCCGAGCCGCCCGACTTTCTAACCGGGTATGCCTTCGAAGAATGGGAACGGATCGTCGCCGAATTGTACCGCCTGCGGCTCTTGAGCGTCGTCGATCTGCATCCGCTTGCCGCATATTGCCAGGCATATGACTGCTGGCGCACCGCGATCGAAGCGCTCAAAAAAATGGGCGAGCGCGACGCGATCACAAGCGCATTGATGATCAGGAATCATAACAACGCTCCGATTCAAAATCCGCTGTTTCTGACCGCGCGTCAGTCAGCAAGTGACATGGTCCGATATGCCGCCGAATTTGGATTCACTCCCGCCGCGCGAGCTCGCATTGCCGGCGGCATCAACGCCGATGCTGCGCAGCCCAGCAAGTTCGCCGGACTCCTCGCGAGTTAAGCGAACCGCCGAAGGCAAGCGCCGCGCTGCGCGGGTTATCAAGTTTATCGAAAAGCTCACGGTCCCGAGCGGCATGGGTCAGGGAAAGCCGTTTCGACTACGCAAGTGGCAACAGCGGTTCATTCGCGACATCTACGAGCCGCACGTCGATAAAAGGCGCGTCGTGCGCCGCGCGATTCTTTCCATGGCACGCAAGAACGGCAAGACAGCTCTAATCGCTGCGATTGCGCTCGCGCATCTCGTCGGGCCCGAGGCGATATTGCACGGCGAGATCTACAGCGCTGCGAATGATCGCGATCAGGCGGCGATCGTGTTCAAGTTCGCTAAGCAGATGGTCGAGCTTGAGCCGGAATTGCTCACGGCGATCGAAGTTATTCCTTCAACAAAGACGATGATCGCCAGGCGCACCGCATCTGTCTATCGTGCGATCTCGGCTGAAGCCGGCACCAAGCACGGCTATCTGCCGAGCGTCGTCATCTACGACGAATTGGCGCAGGCGAAAAGCCGCGCGCTTTATGACGTGCTCGACACCTCGTTCGGCGCAAGAGACGAGCCGCTGTTCATCACCATCAGCACGCAATCGAACGACCCCGAACATATCCTTTCCAAGCTGATCGACGACGGGCTTTCCGGCATTGATCCGACGATATGCTGCCATCTCTTTGCGGCGGCCGAAGGATGCTCGCTCGACGACAAGGCACAATGGCGTGCGGCCAATCCGGCACTCGGCGACTTCCGCGACCTGGAGGACTTCAGGGCTGCCATCCGCAAGGCGCAACGCATGCCGGCCGAGGAACCGAAGGTGCGCAATCTTTTCCTCAATCAACGAGTGTCGCCGACGGCCACGCTGATATCGCGCGCAGAATGGATGACATGCGCCGGCGACGCTCACATCGTTGATCGCGAGGAAGTTTACATTGGCCTCGATCTTTCCAGCATCGTTGACCTGACCGCCTTGGTCGTCGGATCGGTTGCCGAGCCCGCACGAGTGCAAGCCTATTTCTGGAAGCCTGCCGCCTTGCTGCTCGAGCACTCGGAACGGGACTTCGGCACCGGCGAACGCCGCTACGAGCAATGGAAGCAGGCCGGCCATCTGTTCACGAGCCCCGGCAAGAGCATCGACCCGGCCGTGGTTGCGCTGTTCATCGCCAAGGAACTGTTGCCGCGCTTTCGAATTCGCGGCATCGCTTACGATCGCTGGCGCGTCGACGACCTGTTGCGCGAGTGCGACCGCATCGGCCTGCAGGCATACAAGGATGGCGAGAAAGGCGACGGCCTGCGCTTGGTCCCGTGGGGCCAGGGATTCAAGGATATGGGGCCGGCGATCGACGCGCTCGAGAAAGCAATCCTCGATCGCAAGCTCGTGCATCCCGGCAGCCCGGTGCTCAATTGGAACATGGCCAACGCGATTGCCATCATGGATCCGGCAGGGAACCGCAAGCTGGACAAGGAAAAAGCGCGTTTCCGAATCGATGGCGCCGTAGCGCTGGCCATGATGATGGGGTTGCGTTCGCGCGACCGCGCAAAGCAGATCGACATCAACGCGCTCATTGCATGAAAACGGGAGGACAGCCATGCAAGTCACGGTCACAATCAGGACAACGCCGAACAAGTTTGCGCCCGGCACCGTCGGCGGCAACTGGCGGATTGAATTGATGCTCTCGAGCGACCCGGGCACGATCGCCTACGAGTACGAGGGCCCATCGCCATCGGCGAATTTCGATCTCACCGAGGGCACCGCATACAACGCGCGAGCCTATCGGCTCGACGGCGGCGGTGCGCCGCTCGGCCCGATCGCCACCGATCAATTTACCGCCGGCGACGATCTCGTGACGCTCGACGTCGCCGACACGATCGAGGTGGCGACATCGGCGCCGCTGCGCAAGAAATAGTCCAATGCGGATCATCCTCGCCCTGGCCGCGCTCGCGTTTCTCTGCACGGGCGCGTCCGCGCAGACGCGGCCATGTGACCACGTCTCATGGTTCACGCATGCGTCGGCGACCGGGCCGGTCGAATTGGTCCCGGGCATCGCCGATGCGCGCATCTATCCGTGCGGTTTCCTCTTGCTGCAGAAAGGCAACACGCTCGATTTTCAAATGTGGGGCGCGCCGGCAGGCGGTTGCGGTCTCGGCCCGGGTGGGGCGGAAAACTTCACGCCGCAGCTTTCGTTGCCGACCGACGTGCAGATAAGCACCCGCATTGAAAAGGTCGGCCCGTCGACGGCGCTAGGTCATTCCATGTGCATTCAAACATGGGGCTCGGGCGGCCTGACCGGCGCGATCTATTGGGCGCAATTCTAGATCGCCTCGTCGGCGCGCGGCCTGCCGGGCTTGAAGTGGGCCGCCGGCAACTCGACCCGCGGCAGGCCGATCATCGTCCGCGCTTCGTTGGGGCCAATGCGATGTTTCGCCATCATGGCCAAGAGCATCAGGATGCCGACCGGCGCGTCGCCGTGCTTGAGCCATCGCCGCGAGGAACGTGCGGCAATGCCGAGGAATGCCTCGACCTGCAGGTGCGACAGGCCGAGCCGCTCGAGCAGGGCGCGATAGGTCAGCGGATCACGCATTCGGCGGCCTTGCTGCCATTGAGCAGGTAGACGCGGATCTTGTGACGGCCGGGCGTGACTTGACCGCCGAATGTGCGGTGACACAGCTGATCGGCCATCGCGTCGGCCCGCTCGTTCGAATTCGAGCCGATCGTCAGCTCGAGCGCGCCATCCCATCCGACCGCGCCGCGCGTGATGGCACCCGATCGTTCCATCATCTGCTTGGCCGTCCACAGCCAATCGTAATCCTTGCTCTCTTGCGGTGACACGATGTCGGCCTTCGGCGGATCGGGCCGGCGCGAATCCTCTTGCAGCGTGGCGAACCAGAGGCCGAACCCGAGGATGCCGAACAGGGTCAGCCAAAATTTCTTATAGCTCGGCCGGGGCGGCGATGTCGTCGTCGTTTCCATTGCGTTTCTCCGAAAAGGTTGATGCCGGGAATATAGGACGCAGCGGCCCATTTTTGCATCGGCGGCAATCCATACGGGAAACCACATAGGGAGTTTACCCATGCCAATCTCGCCCGGCAAAAACGAGACGCAAGATGCCTGGATGGGCCGTTGCGTGCCCGAGATGATGGGGCAGAACGGCGGCACCAAGCGCCCGCAGGAGCAGGCCGTTGCCGCCTGCATGACCATGTGGACCGACGCCCACAAGTCCAACGATAAGCAAATGGATGACGTGCCGGATCCCGACGACGACGAGAGCCATCAGGATTTCATGGATCGCTGCATGGACGAAATGACAAGCGATGATCCCGATCTCGATGAGGACGACGCGGCCGAGCAATGCCAGATGTCATGGGAAAACCGCGCCGCCCACGTGTCGAAGCTCAAGCGCAAGACGCACGCCGAGACCGTCAACGGGATGGAATTCGTCCTATCCGACGAGACGATCGACCGAATGGGCGACGTCATCCTGTCGAGCGGATGGGATCTCTCGTCGTTTCAGAAAAATCCGATCGCGCTCTTTGGCCATCGGTCGGATTTTCCGATCGGCAAATGGCGCGACCTACGCATCGAAGATAATGCACTACGCGGACACCTCGAGCTCGCACCGGCCGGGACGTCGGATCGCATCGACGAGATCCGCCGGTTGATCGACGCCGGGATCCTCAAGGCGGTTTCGGTCGGCTTCCGCTCGCTCGAATCCAAGCCGCGCAAGGTCGACGGCAAATGGGTCGGCGACATCTTCACACGCCAGGAACTGATCGAGACGTCGCTCGTCTCGGTCCCGGCCAATCCCAACGCCCTGGCGATCGCCAAGTCGCTTCGCATTTCCCCCGACACGTTGAGCATCGTATTCGCCGAGCCCGGCAAACGAAACGTTGCACTGCGCCGTCGCGGTCTCACCGGCAAGTATGCCGAAACGTCTCGTCTGAAAGTCAAATCAATGTCGCTATCGCAGCGCATCAAGGATTCCGAGGCGCGTATCAATGCGCTTCGCGATCAGCTCATGGAGCATTTGAAGACCGTCGATGACAGCAATGTCTCCGACGCGCAGCTGGAAATCACGCAGGAATTCAATACCAAAATCGCGCAGGAGGAAAAGGGCCGTGCGGCTTTGATCGAAGCCGAAAAGCACGTTGCGGCCTCATCGAGCGAAGAACGGCAGATAATCGTTCGCCCGTCCGGCAATGGCGGCGTCAGCCAGCGGCCATTCAATCTGCCGGCAAAAAAGGTCGATCCGATCGAATACATCGTGCGTGACGGTCTCGTACGGATGTTCGCGCACACGCTCAAACGAAATCCCGAGGAGATGCGTAGCGTCCTCTCAGGCCGATATCCGCATTACGATGACGATGCCACGAAAGCCTATATGGCCGAGATCACGCGCGCCGCTTCGGCACCGGCGTTGACGACGGTTACCGGATGGGCGGCGGAGCTCGTCGAGACCGTCTATGCGAGCTTCATGGAAACGCTCATGCCGAAAAGCGTTTTCCCGCGCCTTTCCGGCATGGGCCTTTCGCTTTCGTTCGGCACGGCGGGCCGCATCTCGATTCCGACGCGGGCGCGCACGCCGACGATCGCCGGCTCGTTCGTCGGCGAAGGTGCGCCGATTCCCGTGCGGCAAGGCGCGTTCACGGCGCAAATCCTCACGCCCAAGAAAATGGCCGTCATCACGACGTTCTCGCGCGAGATCAGCGAGCATTCGGTGCCGGCGATCGAGGGCGTGCTGCGGCAGGCCATTCAAGAGGATACCGCCGTTTCGCTTGACTCCGTTCTCATCGATGCGAATCCGGCAACTGCGGTTCGCCCGCCCGGCCTGCTCAATGGCGTTGCGGCCCTCACCGCGACCGCCGGCGGCGGCTTCAATGCGCTGGTCGGCGATATCAAGCAGCTCGTCGGGGCGTTGATCAGCGGAACACAGGGCCACATTCGCAGCCCGGCCTGGCTGATGAACCCGCAGCAAGTCAATTCGGCCGGCTTGATTGCGGCGCCTGGCGTCGGCGCCTTTCCGTTTCGCGAGGAAATCGCGCAGGGGCGGCTGCAGGGTTATCCGATCATCGACTCAGGGACGGTGTCCATGGGGACCGTGATTCTCGTCGATGCGGCCGACTTCGTCACCGTGGGCGGCGAGGCTCCACGGTTCGAGGTGAGCGATCAGGCGACTCTGCATTTCGAAGATACGGCACCGGCCGACATCGTCGGCGGTGCGTCGCCGGGAACAGCGGCCTGGCCGGTCAAATCGCTATGGCAAACCGATAGCATCGGTTTGCGGCTCATCCTGCCGCTCAATTGGACTCTCCGACGTACCGGCATCATAGCGTGGGTCCAAGGCGTCACCTGGTAGCCCGAGGGGAAATTCGCCGAAAGGAGAATGACCATGGCCGAAAAAATGGCGACGGACATCAAGCCGACGCCGACGCAGGACGAGAACGACCGGGCCGCAATGGGCGAGCATGTCGTCGACAAGGAACATGACGGCTCGCCCTACCAGCCGCCCGACGTGCAATCGAAGGAATCGGCCAAGCATGCCGAGGCCGAGAAACCGGCGCGCGGCACCTACGCCACACGCGCCGTACAGGCGAACGAGGCGGAAGCGGCCCATCCAGCAGCGAGGCATCGGCGAGGCGAATGACCGTCCTCGAGCGATTGTCCCGCGCCTTGCGGCCCTTCGTCACGAAAGCGACGGAGGGCCAATATCGCCCGGGCCCGTATTACCTCCCCGTCACCGGCGGATGGCTTCCATCGGCCGTCGGACAGTTATGGAATTGGTGGCAGTGCGGATACGATCCGGTCGGCTCGGGCGCCCGCTCGGCCATGGTCGAGGCCTGCGTCTCGGCCTATTCGCAAACGGTCGCCATGTGCCCGGGCGATCACTGGCGGCTCAATGGCAAAGGCGGCCGGGATCGCGTCAAGACGTCGGCGCTCGCGCGGATCCTGCGCTATCCGAATGCCTACCAATCGATTTCCGATTTCATGCTCAACCTGACGCGATGGCTCTACCTCGAGGGCAACGCCTATGCGCTCGCCGTCCGCAATGATCGCTACGAGATCGACGAGCTGCACCTGATGAATCCGCGGATAAGCCGGCCGCAGCTCGCGCCGACCGGCGATATCTTCTATCAGCTCGCCGGCAACGATGTGGTGTCGCGGCAGATCGGCGAGCAGATCATCGTCCCGGCGCGCGACGTCCTGCACATCCGGTTGCATACGCGGGAAGCGCGGCATCCCTGGCCGCTCGTCGGCGATACGCCATTGACGGCGGCGATGGCCGATATCCTGGCAAACGAGTCGATCCTCGCCTATCAATCGAATTTCTACCAGAATCAGGCGCGGCCCTCGGCCGTCCTCTCGACTGATCTCGTGCTCGACAAAGATCAGGTGCAGGCGCTGCGCGATCGTTGGGATGAACAGACGCGCGGCCTGCAATCCGGGGGCACGCCCATTCTGACCGCGGGCCTCAAGGTTCAGCCGTGGGCGTCGACCGCCAAGGATGGCCAGCTCGCCGAAGTCTTGAAGCTTTCCGAGGAACACATCGCGCTCTGCTTTCGCATCCCGCTCCAAATTCTCGGCATCGGCGGCACGCCGTATTCGTCGACCGAATTGCTCATGCAGAGCTGGATCGCGAGCGGGCTCGGCTTTGCGCTCAATCACATCGAGGAATCGTTCGGCGTCCTGTTCCAGCTCAAGGGCCAGCCCGACGAGTACGTGGAATTCGCGACGACGGCATTGCTGCGCTCGGCGCACAAGGATCGCATCGAGGCGCTGACCCGCGGCGTGCAAGGCGGCATCTACGCCCCGAACGAGGCGCGCGCCGAGGAAGGCCTCGATCGCGTGCCCTACGGCGACGAGCCGCGAGTGCAGCAACAGGTCGTCCCGCTTTCGGCGGCCGGTGCCATTCCAAAGGCGCCCGGCCCGCAAGCGCCGCCGTCCGCGCCAGGCGCATCGTCGCCGGCGCCGCCCGCTAAACCCAATGGGCAAGCCGATGACGTCAAACGGGAAGCACGAAGAATCATCAGCCGAGCCGCTGCCGTCCGGCGCCGATTTAATTGACGTCTGGCGCGAGGCGCTCGCCGAGGTTCTCGCCGAGCAGCAGCACCAATGGGCGCGCGAGCGGGCGCTGCTCGAGGCGCAGGCCGCGGCCATCGTCGCCGATCTGCGGCGCGAGGTGATCGAGCTCAAGGCAACGGTTGCGGCCATGGTCGCCGATCGCCTGGCGCTCGTGCGCGACGGCGTCCCGGGCGAAAAGGGCGCACAAGGGGAACGGGGCGAGCATGGCGAGCATGGCGAAAAGGGCGAACGGGGCGAGCGCGGGCCCACGGGCGAAACCGGTGCGCAGGGCCCGGCCGGCGAATGCGGCGAGCAGGGCCCTCGAGGCGAGCACGGCGAGCGCGGACTGCCGGGGCCTCACGGTGATCATGGTCAGAATGGGGAAAGAGGTCCGCAAGGTGATCGGGGCGAGCGCGGCGAACGAGGCCTGCCCGGCATGCTGCCCGCCGTCAAGGTCTACCGGCCCGGCGTCCATTACGAGGGCGACGTCGTCGCCTACGACGGCGGAACCTTCCAGGCCGCTTGCGATACCGCGCGAGCACCCGATGATCCTGCCGAGTGGGTTTGCCTCGCCGTTGCCGGCAAGGATGGGCGCACGCCCACCATCCGCGGCACCTTCGCGGCCGATCAGGAATATCGCGCGCTCGATATCGTCGCGTTGAATGGCGGCTCGTTCGTCGCCCGGCGCGACGACCCGGGCGTTTGTCCCGGCGCCGGCTGGCAATCGCTCACCATGCCCGGCAAGCGCGGCGAGCGCGGCCCGCACGGCGAGAAAGGCGACCGCGGCGAGCCCGGCAAGCCGGGCGCAACCGGCGCACCGGCGCCCGTCATCGTCGGCTGGCACATCGACCGCAAATCCTATGCCGCGCTGCCGATCCTCGATGACGGCAGCCGCGGCGCCCCGCTCGAGCTGCGCGGCCTGTTCGAGCAGTTCCAGATCGAGGCGCGGTGAATGGCCGACATCACCGTTCACATCACGACGCCGGCGACGAATACCTCGTTCCTGACGCTCGCCGAGGCAAAGCTCTTGCTCGGCATTGCCTCGACCGACACGTCAGAGGACGCCCTCGTGCAGATGCTGATTGACAATGCGTCGGAAATCGTCATGCGGTTTTGCAATCGCATGTTCGCGCAAGAAACATTGAACGAATCCTGGCGCGATCTCGGCAATCGCCGGCTGTTCCTGACGCACTGGCCGATCGATCCGGCCAATATCACAAGCGTCGTCGCCAATGGGACGACGATCGATCCGGCCGACTACGAGCTCGAGGAACAATCCGGCAAGCTTTCCAATTTCAACGGATGGGATGAGCCGGTCGTCGTCACCTATACCGGCGGTTATCTCTTGCCCGACGACGCGCCGCTGCCGCTGAAACAAGCCACGCTGATTCTGGTTCGCGAGGAAAAGATCAACGTCATGCGCTCGAGCATGCAAGGCGTGCGCTCGATCAGCCACAAGGACTCGCGCGTGATGTTTTTCGACATCACCAAGCCGCCGGCGCAAACCGGTATCCATCTCGGCACCGGTTCGCCGACGGTCGATGCCTTGCTAACCCATTACATGCGGTTCTGGATCTGATGGATGTGCACATCGACGGGCTCGATCACCTCTATGAGACGGTGACCGACATGCTCAAGAAGATCGATCATTTCAAGGCGGTCGACATCGGCGCCGAGATGTCCGCCTGGCAGACCGAGGACATGCATCGCCATCGGCCGTTCACGATGCGCTCGCGGCGAGCCGGCCGTGCGACCACGAAGATTCGCCCGCATTCGCTCTACGAGATGAAGCATTCGCGCAGCGCGCAACGCCGGTTCCTGCGCCGCGCGAGGAAACTGCCCTACGTGGCCGACTATCGCCATTGGTCGACGCGCCCGATCCTGCGCGATGAGCTCGAGCAGCGGCTCGTCGATCGCATGACGACATTGCTCAACGAGAAAATCACATGGGCGTAAACTTCGCGACGCTCGTCTATCTGCCGTGCCAGGATTTTTTCGGGCGTGACGTCACCATCACGCCGGCCGGCGGCACCGCCTATGCGGCGCGCGGGATCTTCGATACTCGCGCGCTCGGCGTCGCGGCCGAAAACGGCGCGATCATTTCCGATCAACAGACGATCCTCGACATCCGCGAGGCCGAATTCGCCACGCTTCCCGTCCCGGGCGATCGGGTCGACATCGCGGCCGACGATTCCGGGCCGGCCGAGGGGCCGTTCGAGATCATCGACGCGACGACCAACGGCGGCGGCGAAACGACGCTCGTCTTGCGCAAGATCGAAACCGTACCATGAACGCGCACGTCCGAACGCTGCCGCCCGACGGCATCACGGCGACGCAAAGCTATACGTGGGTGTTGCGCGAGGTTTTCATCGACAAGCTCACCTCGCTCACATTCTTTTCCGGCTTCAATCTTCGCCGCACGCGGCGCGTCGTGATCAAGGCCGCCGACCTGCCGGTGCTCGGCGTCTACATCATCGATGAAAGCATGGTGCCCGATGGCGACGGCAATGCCGGCCATCTCGCCTTCGTCTCGATGAGCCGCATCGGGTTCCAAGTCATCATCGCCAACAACGACGAGGCCGCCGCCGAATCGAAGCTCGATGCCGCCTACTGGCAGATGATGAATGGGTTATGGCGTGACGCTTACATCACGAACCTGCTCACCTCGAAAGCGCCCGACAATGTGCGGCTCGAATCGATCATGCGCGGCGTCCGCCGGCACGTATGGGGCGCCGTCGGCTTGAATAACGAAACGCCGGTTGCCGAGCTGCAATACGAGGCCTCGATCCTGTTCCGCGACGAATTCGCCCCGTCGATCACCGACGATCTCACTTCGATCCACGAGCAGACCGGATTCCCGGCCGATCACGACGGCAGCGTCGACAGCGTCGATCAGGTCGAGGTCGTCTACACGTTCACGCCATCAACCGCAGCGAACCTTATGCGAGGAAGGAGCAATCCCCATGGTCGAAACGCGAAGTCGAATGCAGCAACATCCGGCGCCCGCTACCCAACATGGCTACGCGGCGCGCAAGGCGGCGCACAAGGCGCGCCTCGAGGCAATCCGCAAGAATAATACGCTGCCGCGCGTGCGCGTCGTGCCGGCCAACGATGACTTGCGGCGCCTGCTCAAGCACCCGAACGGAATGCCGTTCCGTTCCGAGGGATCGGTCGAATGGCCGCTCGACAAATTCACGCAACGCCGCCTGCGCGAGGGCTCAATCAAGCTCGCCGACGAGAAAAAAGAAGCGGCGCCCGCGAAAGCGGAATGATCCGCCAATCCCCTTAACCATGGAGTCCCGACATGCCCATCTCGTTTAACAATATTCCGGCGAACCTGCGGATCCCGCTCTACTGGGTCGAGGTCGATCCGAGCATGGCCGGGCTCCCGGTCATCAATCAGCCGTCGCTCATGGTCGGCATCATGACCGCCGAGGGCGATGCGACGCCGAACGTCCCGATCGCCATCGGCACGCAGGCGCAGGCCGACAAGCATTACGGCCAAGGTTCCGAGCTCTCGCGCATGTTCAAGGCGTTCTATTCGAACAACTTCGCTAATGAAGTGTGGGGCCTCGGCGTCGCCGAACCGGTCGGCGCCACGGCCGCGAGCGGCGCCATCACGGTGACCACGCCGCCGAGCGAAGCCGGGTCGATCTTTCTCTACATCGGCGGCGAGCTCGTCGAGGCGACCGTCGCCGCATCGGATACCGCGGGCGACGTCGCGCTCGCGATCGAGGATGCCATCAACGCCCTCGACGATCTGCCGGTGACGGCCACTGTCGCCACCGACATCGTCACGCTGACCTGCAAGTGGAAAGGCATTACCGGCAATGACATAAACGTCATGCTCAACTACTACGGCACGATCGGCGGCGAGGTTTTGCCGGTCGGCCTCGTGCTCACCTTGCCGGCTACCGGTTTTCTGACCGGCGGTGCCGGGATCCCGATCTTCGACACCGCGATCTCGAACCTCGGCGAGAAAAATTACGAATATGTCGCGCTGCCCTATACCGACTCGACATCTCTGCTCGCGTGGGAAACCGAATATGGATTCTCGGACACTGGCCGATGGGGATGGGAGCGCCAGCTATACGGCCACATCTTTTCGGCCAAGCGCGACACCTATTCGAACCTGATCACCTTCGGTAATACCCGCAATTCCGGCATCACGTCGATCATGGGCGTTGAGATGTCGGCCCCATCGCCGGTCTACGAGTGGGTCGCGGCGTACACCGCCAAGGCGCAACGCGGGCTGATCAACGATCCGGCGCGGCCACTGCAAACGCTGTCGCTCAACTCGATCAAGCTCGCGCCGCTGCAGGATCGTTTCGACGTGCCAGAATTGAATTCGCTCGCCGGCAACGGCATCGCGACGCAAAAGGCCGGCTCGGACAATCAGCCGATGATCTCGCGCGAGACGACCACATATCAACTCGATCTCTACGGCTTCTCGGATGACGCCTACGAGCTCGTGACCACGCTGGCGACGCTCGCCCGGCTCATCCGCAATCAACGCCAGGCGATCACCACAAAATTCCCGCGCTGCAAGCTCGCCGACGACGGCACCCGGTTCGGCCCGGGCCAGGCGATCGTCACGCCTGGCATCATCAAGGCCGAGCTCATCGCCGAGTACCGGCAGGATATGTACAACGGCCTTGTCGAGAACATTTCGGCCTTCAAGGCGAACCTGCTCGTCGAGCGCGACCCGAACGATCCGAACCGGGTCAACGTCCTCTATCCGCCCGATCTGATCAATCAATTGCGCGTATTCGCCGTGCTCGCGCAATTCCGCCTGCAATACGATCGCGGCCTCGATGTCAGCATCATCGGCCCGAACGTCGGCGTTACCGGCACGTTGCCGGCCTAACCGAACCAGATGGAGGTTTGAACCATGGCGCAAAGATTCGCGGGAATTGCGTATGTCACGGTCGACGGCACGCAATACGCCCTGCGCGGCAATTTCACCGTCAGCCCGAGCGTCGTGGAACGCACCATGATCGCCGGCCAGGACGGGATCCACGGCTATCAGGAATTGCCGCGCGTTCCCTTCATCGAGGGCGACCTGTCGGCCGTCCCCGAGCTTAACCTCGACGATCTGATCCTGCAGACCGATTCGACCGTCGTCGCCTCGCTGGCCAACGGCAAGATGTACGCGCTTGCCAACGCCACATGCAAAGGCGGGTTCGAGGAAAACACCCGCGACGGGCAGCTGCGGGTTCGCTGGGAAGGCCTATCGTGCGAGGAAATCACGCTATGAATGTGCCGCAGAAAACGAAGCCTTTCCGCGAGGGATTCGTCGCGCCCGATGGGGACAAGGATCGCCATGCCGAGCCGGCGCTCGAGCCGAGCCCGGCGCCGGTGCCCGAGGTTCCGGCGGAAACGTGGCCGATCACCGTCAAGCTCTTGCACAAGCCGATCCGCAACAACACCAACGAGATGGTCAAGGAGCTGATCTTGCGCGAGCCGACCGGCGGCGACATCAACCGCTATGGCAACCCGGTGCGGTTCAATAACGAGGGCGAGATGCTCATCGACGAGCGCAAGATGACGCTCGTGATCGCCGCGCTTTCCGGCATCCTGCCGCCGTTCATCGAGATGATGGATCCGCGCGATTGGAATTCGGTAGCGTATCGGCTGCGCGTTTTTTTTCTGCCCGATCCAGCGGCCTGGTAGGCGAGGATCAAGACATCATCCTCGACTGCTACCGGCTCGCCCGCTGGTATCATCAATCCCCCGACGTGTTCCTATCCATGCCATTGAGCGACGTGCGCCTGCATCTGTGGCGGACGATCCAGCTCGCGCGCATCATGCGCCAGGAAGCATCCGACAGCGATGCCTGAATATGAAGAATTAAAACTCGTCGTCTCGCTGACGGACAATGCGTCGGCGCAGCTCGACAAGTTGAAATCATCGCTCAAGGATCTCGGCGGCGGCGGCACCGGCGCCGGCATGGAGCGCATGAAAAAGGACGCGAGCGAACTGTCGGCGCTCGCGAAAACGCTTGCCGAAAGCCTCGGCGGCAGCGGCAAGGCGGCCGCCACCTTAACGAACATTTTCAGCACCGCGACGCTGACGATCACGGCGATGGGCGCCGCGATCGCCGGCGAAATAGCGCTGATGAAAAAATACGCCGACGAGATGGCGCGTCTCGGCGCCATGGTGCGGCAAACCGGGCTCAACGCCGCCGAAATCAAATCGATGTCCGAAACGATGCGGATGTCGGGCTTGAGCGCCGAGCAGGCCACGCGCAACATCTCTGGCCTTGCCAATGCAATGGCCGATTTCTCGCGGCAGAATAGCGAGCTTCGCCGCAACCTCATGGCTCGAGCCGGGCCCGGCGGCTCACGCGGCGCGATGGAAGCCCTGTTCGGCGATCTCGCGCAGGTGATCGACAACCCGGGCGCATTCGTCAACCGGCTTAAGGATGCGCAGGACAACATCATCCGCAACGCGCTCGCGGCCGGCAAGAGCCGCATGGAAGCCGCGCGGGCGGGACGCGAATTCGGCGAAGCATGGGGCATGCCGGATCTCGCCAACATGCGCCGGCAGTTCGAGCCGATCACCGACGAGCAGAAAAAATTATGGGCCGAGCGGACGAAGGCCGCCGAGGATTTCAACGAACAGGTGTCGCGCATTGCGATTTCATGGGAGCGCGTCAACACCACAATGCAGGCCTCGATCCTGCCGAAGATGACAAGCGACCTGCGCGCGGTCGCCGACCTGTTCGAGCGCATCGCCGGCTATGTCGAGAAAGCCGCCGGATGGCTCAAGAGTCTCGGCCATTTCTTGCCGACATCGGTCAAGGAAGGCCTCGAGATGGCCATCACGCCCGGGCCGCTCGCCTACGAGAAAATGAAGCAGATCCAGGAACGGCACAAAAACGAGCCCGACTGGAAGCCCTATACGCCGCCGCCGCGGCCGGTCGGCAACACCGTCAACACGCTCGGCCTGCTCGACCCTGGCCAGGGCGGCGGGAGCTGGTACGACGAATTGATGGCACGCGGCCGGCGCTCGACCAATATCGAGGACCGGCGCAACGAGGCACGGCAGACTCTCGACGAGCGAAACGATCAGATGAAAGACTTGGTCGCCGAGCTCAAGGCGCTCAACCAAAACCTCACCGACATATTCGGCCTCGGCGGCGGCGCGGGTGCGCCGGGCGGCGGCGGCGGCGGCGGTGCTCGCGGGCTCGGTATCTTGGCGCCTGGCGGCGGCTTCAGCGCGGGCGCCGGGACCGGCGGCGGCGGCGGCGGCGCGGCGCCAGGCTATGGCGGGGGCGCCCAGCCTTACGGCAGCGACACGGGCGGCAAAACCGGCACCGGAGCGTCCGGGCCGGCCGGCGATCCGGCAGTGCCGTCGGCCATCCTCGCGCAAGCGCAGCAGGTCGCGTTGACGGGCGGCCCGGGCGCCGTTGAAAAATTCATGGCCTCGCAGGGTTATCCGAAGGCTGGAAATTGGTGCGGCGAATTCGCGGCCTCGGTCGTCAAGTCCGTGGGCGGGACGCCGCCGAAGGATCCGGCCATTGCATCCAACTGGCGCAATTACGGCGTCGCGGTCGATACGCCGCAGCCTGGCGACATCGCGGTGCGGCGTGGCCCGCGAACCGGATCAACCGGCGGCCATGTGACTTTCGTCGAGAACGTCGATCCGAAAACCGGCCGTTTCACGGGCCTCGGCGGCAATCAGGGGGCGGGCCCGGAAAGCAGCTTCAGGACTAGCCAATACGAATTCAGGCGACCGGCCGCGGCCTTTGCCGATGCCGGCGATCAGATGAGCCCTCTTGCGCGCGATGCAGGACTGGCCGATCTCAATCGGATCGATCGCGCGATGGGCGGTCGCGGTGCCGATGCCGGCGCAGGCGGCCGCGGCGGCGCGGCACATCTCGCACAGCAACGCCAACGCATTGCCGACGAGCTCAAAGCAAAACCGTGGCTCAAGGATTGGATGTCGGATGTCATCCAGCATGAATCCGATAACCCGGAAGGCGCTCGAGCCGTTGCCGAGGCGGCCGTCAATCGCGCGATCATGACCGGCAAGTCGCTCGAGGAAATCACATCGAAGCACGGGCGATTTTACGGCCCCGTCAACCGCGGCCAGGTCACCGGCACAAATCTTACGAAGTGGGCCAAAAATCTCGGCGAAAATGCCATGAGCGATGTGCTCGGCGGCAGCAATGTGACGCGGGGCGCGACCGATCAGGGAATGCGGCAAGAGATTCATGGGCCATTTGCCGAAAAGGTCGGCGGCGAATGGTTCGGCGATTACGGCGGCCGCGCATCACGCTGGCGCGCAAAACAGCAGGCCGATGTGGCGGCAGCCGATCGCGCCGCGCTCGATCGCGACATGGGGAAGGAAGTGAGCCACAAGGTCGAGGGCACCGGCAAGCTCACGGTTGACGTCAACGCGCCGGCCGGCACGAAGGTCGGCGCCGAGGGCGGCGGCATTTTCAAAAAAACCGAGACGAACCGGCAAACGCAGATGGAGCCCGCGCGCACGGGACCGTCTATGGCCGAAATGGCGCCACAAGGGGCTTAGTCCACAATGCCTGCCGGCACGATCAAGGACATCCACAATCCCTGGCGCGATGCGTTCCAGCCGGCCAACTTTCGCGGCGCTTATTTCTACGTCGAGGCCGCGAGCCGGGAAAGCGGGCGGCGCATGGTGATCCACGAATTCCCGAAAAAGGATGTGCCCTACGCCGAGGACATGGGGCGCAAGGCGATCTCGTTCATGGTGCGCGCCTATTGCATCGCCTATCCGTTCGACGACGCCGGCGACGCGGCCGGCCAGGCGCTGCGCATGCGCGACTATCGCATCGCCCGCGACTACCTGCGCGATGTGCTCGACGCCGGCCAGTATGGCCCGCTGCAGCTGCCGTTCATGCCGCCGATGACGGTCGCCTGCGAGCGCTACCGGTTGACGGAGGAGGATCGTTTCGGCGGTTATTGCACCTTCGATATCACGTTCGTCGAATTCGGGACGCAGCCCGCGCAGCCGGTCGAGGATGTAAGAAGCGTGCTAATGCAAGCGGCGGACGGCCTGACGCAGCATCAAAAAGACGTCCTCGCCGCGCAAGCGACCGGGCTGCCGGGGGCCGGCTAGAATGCGCAAAACCGACGCGCAGGAATCCGTCAAGATCTGCACCGCGGTGCTCAACGTGCTGTTGTCGACGGTGCCGACGCGCGGGCGCCCGGGTTCCGATCTGCGCACGGCGGTCAACGATTTCTTGAGCAATGCGATGGTGATCATCCAGAACGACCAATCCGGACCGCCGCTCGCCGACATCTTTGCCAAGGCCAAGGCGGCCGGGATCACCTATCCGCAGATGGATCGCGTACGGCAGGAAGCGGCCGAGCAAACGCCGCAGACGCTCGGCGCCACGATCATGCAAGGGTGCCTCATTCAGTTCGCCCTGGCGACCGAGGGCAACGTCATCGCCGACACGACATTTACCAGCCGCAACGATGTCGAGGCGGTAAGGCAGAACGTCAACACCACATTCGCCCCGATGGAGGAAATCGTCGCCGACAACATGGATCAGGCCGGTTATCAGGCGCTCATCGCCTTGCATGCTGCGATCGTGGGCTTCCTGACGAAAACCGCCTATCCGCTGCCGCAGGTCGTCAATTTCCGGTTTGCGAATTCGATGCCGACGCTCGTTACCGCCTATCGGCTTTATGCCGACGCCGGTCGCGCCGACGAGCTGCGCGCCGGGAACGATGTCGTTCATCCTGCCTTCATGAAGCCGATCGGCATCGCCCTGTCGGCGTGAGGCGCCGGCGCGATGGCCAATCCGCCGCCCGTCCCCAATCCCACTGAGGTCGCCGTTATCATCGTCAACGGCCAGCAGTTCATGGATTGGGAATCGGTTTACGTACAGCATCGATGGGCCGACGCGTGGCCGCTGTTCAAGTTCACCTGCGCCGAGCGCGACCCGATCCCGCAAGTGTGGACGCGCCTGCAGTTCAAGCCGGGCGATGCCTGCGAGATCATCCTCGGCGGTCACCGGGCGATCATCGGCGTGATCACGAAGCGCCAAGTTGCCTATGACGGGCATCAACACGGCGTCATGCTCGACGGCAAGGGCGTCACCTGGTTCGCGGCCCGGGCGAGCGTGATGGATAAAAAGGGCGAATTCGACAACATGAATTTCCTGCAGATCGCCGACAAGGTGCTCGCGCCGTTCGGCATCGGCCACGAGGTTATCGGCAATCTGGATCTGTCGCCGTTCCCAAAAATGCAGGTGCAGCCGGGCGAGCGGGTGTTCGATTTCCTCGAGCGCATCGGCCGGCAAAAGGGCATCATCATCGGCAGCGACGAGCTCGGCAACTTCCTGTTCATCGGGCCGCACGACGACGTCCCGGATGACTCGCTCGTCGAGGGCTACAACATCCTGCGCTGCCAATGCATCATCTCGGTCGACGAGATTCATTCGGAATACGACGTGCGGGCGCAGCATGCGGCGAGCGACGATAATTCCGGGACGCAGGCAAGCGAGCTGCAGGCCGGGGTTCCCGGGACATCGCCGCGCTATAGCCCATTGCTGACGCCGGCCGAGCAGCCGATGAAAACGATCGCCGAGGTTCTCAAGCGCGCGAAGTACGAGTCGATATGGCACGAGGGAACGATCATCCAGGCGACCGTCACCGTGCAAGGATGGCTCAGGGCGAGCGGCGATCTATGGCGCGCCGGCGCGGCGGTGCACGTCTATTCTCCGATGGCGATGCTCAACGCGGTGATGGCGATTCAGACCGCGACATTTACGCAGGATAGCAATAGCGGCACGCTGACGACGCTTGATCTGGTGCCGCCGTTCCTCTTGCGCGGCAGTTCGCCGTGGAACGTCGGCAAGGATGGCGTGCCGCAGGATCCGACCACGCCGGAGGCCTTGCAAACCTTGAAACCTGCGCCGCCGGCGACGCAATCGACTTCGCCGGCGCCGCCGGAAACCTTGTTCCCGCCCGGCATGGGATAGGAGGATTCATGCATCGCGCAACGCCTGCCAATTCGTCATTTCGGTCCTTCGTCGCCGGCGGTGCCCGTTCGGTTGTCGATCAGGTCGATGACTCGAAGCTCATGCAAGAGATGGCCGGCAACTTCATGAAGGGCGAGACGCGCGGCGCGATCGAGGCGGCGCAGAATTACGGATTCACCTCGGTCACCATGGATGCCGACAAGGACAAGGACGGCAACATCATTGGAAGCGCGGAAACGTTCGTTTCGTTCATCGGCGGCAATCGCGCTTTCCCGGCCGCCGGCAACATCGACGATCGGCGGCATCGCCTCAAGGGCCTCGAAAAAGGCGACGTCGCGATGTTCCGCACCAAGGACGATCAGCAGCAGTTCCACATGACGGGAGACGGTGGCTATTGGTCGGCGCCCGAGGGCAAGACGGTGCGTATGCAGCTCGTCCCAAAGAAGCAACAGCAATCGCAGCCGGGGCCGACACAACAGGACGCCGGCGGCTCGTCGGGCGGCCAATCGGGCCAGCAGCAGAACAAGCCGACCGGGCAGCAATCCGTTTACAAGGATGGCTCGAGCTCGACCTATTACGTTGACGTGACAACCGATAAGACGACCGCATCCGGCGCCAACGTGCACTTGAAGCTCGGCGACTCGCAAACCTATGTGCATGTTGCCGATGATAAGAAAGTCTATCTCGGCGGCGAAAAGGGGAAGGCAAAATTTAGCCGCGTGCTGACCGAGGACGGCCCGTCCGTCAATGTCTATGCGCGGGTCGGCTGATTAGCAAATACGGATTAGCAAATCATGCCCGATGTTCGCCTCGTTCAGAATACGCTGTTTCCGAAATATTCGGTCACCGTCGATTGGTCGTTGCTTTCCGACGGGACGCTCGACGAGACGCAGGCGCTCGCGACCGCGGTCATCGTCGCGCTCGGCACCGATCGGCTCGCCGACCCCGACGACATCCTGCCCGATCCCGACTCGACCGACCGTGCCGGCTGGTGGGGCGATCTCGATGCCGAGGAAATATGGGACGGCTGGCCGATCGGCTCGCGGCTATGGCTGCTCAAGCGGGACAAGATCGTCGGCCCCGAGTCCTATCAGGGCGCGACCGTCGTGCGGGTCGAGAATTACATCCGCGAGGCGATACAGCCGTTCCTCGAGCGCCGCATTGCCTCGCGCATGGCCGTCGAGGCGACGCGCGTCGGGCGCGAGCAGATCGACGCCCTCGTGCGCATCTACCGCGGGCCGACGCTCGAGATCGAGCTCCGTTACCAGATCCTATGGGACGGCATCATCGCGACGAGCGAGCCATACAACATCGGCCGATTGACACCGCCGGATTGAGCCCATGCCGTGGTCGACGCCGACGCTTAAAGAGGTCCGGTCGCTCGTTCGCGATCAGATTCGCGGCACGCTGCCCGGTGCCGACGCCACGGTGCCGAATAGCGTGCTGCGCGTTCTCTCGGACGGCCAGGGCGCGCTGTGCCATCTCACCCTGCAATACGTCGATTGGCTTTCTCTGCAGCTCCTTCCCGATACGGCCGAACACGAATGGCTCGATCGGCACGGCGACATATGGCTCGTCAACTCGGACGGCACGACCGGGCGCAAGCTGGCGACATTGTCGAGCGGCACCGCGACGTTTACCGGGACGGCCGGGACGATTGTTCCACAGGCGACACAACTATATTGCACGTTGAATGGTTTCGGTTATGAAACGACCGAGCAAATCGTTGTCGGCGCTGATGTTTCGTCGCCGGCCGCGGTCCGGGCGCTCGATCCAGGCGCCGCCGGGAATCTCGATCCCGGCACCTTGATAAGCCTCAATGTCCCGCCGGCCGGCATCGACAACAGTGCGACCGTCGTCACCATGGATGGCGGCACCGATGACGAGAGCGATGCGGACCTGCGCATTCGCGTCCTCGAGCGCATCCGGCAACCGCCCATGGGCGGCGATAAAACCGATTACGTCGCGTGGGCCAAGGCGGTGCCGGGCGTGACGCGCGCATGGTGCTTCCCGAACGAGATGGGCATCGGCACCGTGACCGTCCGCTTCATGATGGACGAGCTGCGGGCGGACAATGGCGGGTTTCCGTTCACGTCCGATTGCGAGACGGTCGCAGCCTATATCGATACAGT